ACCCCATCACATATAAAAGAAAACTCTAAAGTTCCTAATTCTTTTATAAATTTTTCCGCTTTTTTTATCGTGTCTAACTTCATTTTATTTACAATTAGTTGTTTGACTCATATTTAAAGCTGGGTAATCTTTGTTACCATTTTCTTCAAAAGTTTTCATTTCTTCCTTACTGCCAGTAAACTCATGCACATGTGTAGATGTGCCTAATTCTGAAGTAGTTTCTATTGTGCAAACCCATGTTTTAGTACAGCTGGTTAATGCGATCACTGCTAAAATTGTTACTACTTTTTTCATATTTATTTGTTTTTTATTTTTAATTCTTCACCAGTCAATGCGTGGTATAGGTTTTGTAATTGGTTGACGTGTTTAATAGTTGGGATATCATAAACCCCATCATTATCATTACAAACTAACCATTCACCATCCTCAAACTGAACCCACATATTATCTATAATTCCCAATATATTTTCTTCTGCTCCAAATCTTTTTAACCATTCCTCTGTTAGTGGTATTGGTTCACAAAAATCTACATCAAACCAAGTGCCGTTATCATCAAACACACCTCCTAAATTTAATGCTCTTACTTCTATTTGGTAATAATCAATATCATAAACTAAATTACCAATTCTCAAATCACTTGCTTTCATAATCTCTTATTATAAATTTCTACTGCCTTATCAATTGCTTTTTGTTTTACTTTTAGGATGCCAATCACATATAAATTTATCTCCTTCATTTGTTTTTATTTTATTATTAGTTGGTTTTCCACAAGGCATAAAAAACCGCTCACCATTACCCCTATACTCCATTACACACTCGCACTTACCCCACTCTTCAAAATCTTTTTTCGCTTGTCCTTTCATAATCTATTTAGTTAACCTCAAAATCTACAAAATCAACTGAATATAAAAACTCTTCCATTTGATAATCGTTTACTATTTTATTTCTTATTTCTTTTGAAATACAGTCTTTAAACTCTTCTATAGCTTGTTTAATCTGACCATCTTTAAAACCATTATGATTTGAAAATGATTTAATATTAATCTCTAACTTTAAATTAATAATCATTGATTCATCTATTTGTTCGCTTCTCTGTGACATAATCCTTTTATTTTAATCCGCTTTTAATCATTCCTTGCTCTGTTAGGGTTGGCTTGTACTTGATTAAGTCTTGGATTGTTCTTGTAGGGTGTTTTGGTGTAAAATTCAAACTAAAATTAATTATAATACCACCATCATTAATAAGTGATAATCCATGACTATTATTCTTAGGCGTGTAAACCTCAAACCCCTCAAAAATAACGTTTTCTTTTGCTTTTTGGTATTGTTCTGACTCTTTAAAAGCATCACAGTGATAATGTAAGGAATTACACCCATGACAATAATCAGTATTACCAGCACATGAACACTCTCCTTTATCTTCCAACACCTCCCATTTATCCCCTACCTTTACACAAGGTACAAACATTGAAAGGTTTAATGGTGTGTTGAGAAATTGCATAAACTCCTTAGTGATTTTCCACTTTATAGCATCTATTGATAATAAATACCTAACCATGTCTTTATGCAAAGACGGTCTATACTCTGTAAAATGATTAGGGAACTCTTTTATAAGCTCCGTAGTTGTCAAGCTATTTATAAACTTAACAAAGTCGACAATTGATATTAATTCTTTTTTCATAATTTCTAATTTTAAATTTATAAGCCACCGTACAAACCTATGTAAATTAGTAGCAAACTGATTCCTATTATCGGCAGTGGCTTATTAACAAGATCCCTTAACTTGTTTGATACAAAGATAAACAAATATATTTAATAAACAACTAAAATACGAAAAAATCTTGTTTTAATTCAAAATAATATCTCATCATTATACTATCCCATTCATCAGGTGAACGCCCTATTAATTCTTTTACCTTGTCTTTAGGTATTACACCTAGTTTAGAATCTTTGTCAATGTCTTTGATCTTTACTTGTTCCATCTCTTCACTGGTAACATCTTGTACATCACCATCAGAACAAATTTCTACTACTTCTCTACGTTCAATTTTCTTAGCCATTAATATACTGCATTGGCTTTTTAGATTATCGTAATTTTCACCCATTAAAGCACGTGAATTATTAACGAATCCAATACAGTTAAGGTAATCAACTACACCGCCACCAACTCCATCCTCATCAGCTATAGTATTTTGATTAGTTATTTTGTATTCACGTTGTAATTCAATAGCCTTTTCTACTACTTCATTAACTAAACTTTTACCCATTGAATAACGTGCTACAACTACCCAACCATGCCAAACCCTAAAAACAGTTTTATCTTTACCTTTACGTGCTACATCAATAGATAAATAAAATTCTCCTTCAGGTTTAATATGATTACCGTTCCAATAGCTTTGAATTGAATCATAAGATATTATAGTAGCTGGATCATTATCATATTCCCAATTGCCAAAATATAACCTTTGTTTACTAGCCTTGTCTAATTCAAGTAAACTATCAAGATAAGATTGAGGGAGGTGAGGGTTATCTGTTGGTAGTGCCTGTATGAATTTTCTTTGTCTTGGGAGTTCATTAGCTTTATTAGGTTTATAGAATTTCTTATACGTCCAATTTTTTGCAGGATTGCAACTACCTAACATTTTAGGCATTAAACCGTAAGTAGTGTGATTATTATTACAAACCCATTTAGTAACTATTTTTACACCATCTTTATCAGTTGTTTCTAATATTGTTTTTTTATGTGAATTACCACAAATATTACAATATTCTAATAAATTAAACCTAATCCTAGACTTAACAACCTGCCACGCTTTGTAAGTTAATTGGTTACATTCATCAATAAATGCACCTGTAATTTCTAATGATCCTAAACTATCAAAATGCGGATCTGAAGGATAAAGAAATAAATCTTTTAGAATGATTTTAGAACCGTTATTAAAGATAATAGTATAATCACTAGCATTATATCTATATTCGTTTGTTATACCTAATTGACTGGATACATCAAAGAATGTAGCTAATGTAGTTTCTTTTAGTGTTTTTAGTTTAGACCTACCCATTAACCACCTAGAACCCTTATGTTTTAAACACATTTCAATTAGCCATAAACAACCTAGGGCAGACTTCCCACCACCAGCCGCACCACCGTAAATAATTTCACTAGTGGAGTTATCTTTTAAATAATATACAGCATTTTCTTGTTTAGGTAGTAGTTTCATAGTTGAAAATTGGGGAGGGAGATAGGGGTCGAACCTATTTATTTTAATTTTATTCCTTACTCTTAGAGTACCCCCTCCATATAAATTTTAATCATCATCTACTGGTTTAACTCCATTACCTAATTCTATAATGGTAGTAGTATTTTTATTTTCATTAACTGATTCAGTACGCTCAATATAACCACGTTTTTTACCTTTAGTTTTTAAATAGAACATAGTAGAACTTGGTACACCGTTTTTTATTTGTTTATGTAGTGCTGATTCGGCAAAGTCTAAAGCTACATCTTGAATAGCATCTACTTCTTTTTTAAACTCAGGATCTTCTAAACAATACTGATAAAATGTTTTACGTGACACTTCAGCATTTTTACACGCTTCAGTTACTATACCTAAAGATATTTCTAGTGCTTCAAGTAATCGCTTCTTTAATATGTCACTTTTGTTACGCATTTTATCTTAAAAAAATAGGTTATAAATACAGTTCCAATACTTAATATAAGCCATTATTAATACAGGAGAAATTAAAGCTAATCCACTTAATATTAACCATGCTACTTTACTTGACATTTTATTTTTCATATTAACAAATATACAAATTATTTTTTTAATAAAGCTGTTTTATCCTTAGAACCTTTAGAACTACCATAATAATAACTAAAAATTGTAATAGCTACACCTTCTACCATACCTAGTAAGTGAATTAAAAGTTTATTATTTTGTAGTTCAGGTTTGAATACAATAGCCACTACCATAAACACGAATACAAGTACACCAACTATTCCAGTGATTAGCATCATAGGATCTTTTTTACCAGTCTTTGCTATTTCTACTTCTCTGTTACGTGCATCTTGTACATCATCTAAATATAATTCAATTTCTTTTAGGTCATGTTCTCGAGCTTTATTAAATTCAATTTGTTCAAGTGGTGTTAATGTGGTTTGTCCTTGAATCCAATTACCTAAATTTTCAATAGATTCTTTACCAGTTAAATCTCCAAAAATTTCTAACCCTTTACCAACTGCATTAGGTAATTTTTCTTTAGCAAATTTAAATAATTTACTGTCTTTTAGTTTCTTTTTTTTCATAATATTCGTATAATTTTACCGTTTTTATCTAACAAAAATACTAATTCAAAATGATTATCCAATATATTAACTTCTGTAAAAAATCCATATTTAATAAAAAAGTTTCTTAATTGTAGGTAATAGTCTTTAGTTGCTTTCATTTTATAAATATTGGTTTAATTGTATTTTCTAATCCTTTATAATGCTCTAATACGAACCCTCTACGCCCTTTTTTAAAGTTGTTCTGTACCCATTGTGAAGAAGGTGAAAGTGCTGGATAATTATAATAATAAAAATCATCACTAGTACACATATCAAATAATGCTTGGTGGCTATCACCTTTTTTAAATACAATTAAATCAGCGTTTTTATAAATCTCATTATGTTTACAGTACTGATCTATTTTTTCAACTCCTTTAGAATCTAAGAAAGGTTTAAAACCAAATTTCAGAGTGCTATCATCTTTACCATGTGTAATAATAAAAGCTACTCTGCCAACATAATAATGATTAATAAATTTAGTATGATTAATTACTAATACATCAGGGTACTTTTGATTAACTATTTTTTTAAATGCTGAGTTAACGAAATACCCAAAACTACCAGCATGATTATCATTACAAATATTGTTAACTTGAATATTAGGATAAATATTAACTAGGCTATCAACTAATAACATTTTAAATTCAAGTGCTAAATCAAATGCTTCTTCATTAGTCATATTTTGTGGTAAACTATGACCGCCCCTAGTAGTAAAACCATTATACCCATCTAGCATATCACCTAATTCATCAATAATTAAAGTGTTAGAAGTTTTATTTATTATAGCTTTTTCAATTAATATTTTGGCTGATTCTAAAATGCTTTCTTTATCCCATTTAATAGGGTACATAGATTTTTTAAATTTATCTGTATCCATACCCACGTGTAAATCGGTGTATGTAATTACATTAAAATCATCTACTTCATCAAATGAATCAGGTACATTAATTTCTACTGGTTTAATATGCTTTTTTATAATAGATTCAATATCTATTTCATCAATAGCTTCAGCTGATTTTTTAGGTTCTGTTATTATCCACTGTTGACCTGTAGTAGTGTTAGTAGATAGCCTTTTAATTTCGTGATTATCAGGTACGCTAATAAGCCGTTTTTGTTGTCGCTTCTCTACCTTAGAAATTACTTCACCATTTTTATTAGTGGTTAATTTAGAAACTTTAAATTCTGATTTACGTAATTCTCTAAATTCAGTTAGCTTTTTATCTTGTGCTTCTGTAACATCATACCTTGCATTTTGGTTTTTTTTGTCCTTTGGTTTTAACTCAGTAAATCCTAAATAACTCGCTTCAGTATCATTTAATCTTCTTCTAATTCGCTTTTTCATATTAAACTATTTTCTTTATTCCATTAAATATTGCTAATGCTATCATTTGCCTCCCATATTCGCACATCATGTATTCACAATCAGGCTCTAATGTATCCATAAAAGCACATTCAATTAATACAGCTGGCATAATTGTTTTACGTAATACATAAAAATGTGCTTCTTTATCTAAATCACCATCTGAAGAATCTTTACGTAATATTAATTTTGGCATACCTTTTTTATATTCATCTATAATAGTTTCAGCTATTTTATCAGATTTAGTATCACCTACAGAAGTAAATACTTCAAAACCTGTACCACCTCCAGCATTAGCGTGGATTGAAATATAAATACAGTCTTTATTTGTTTCTTTATAATAAGTATTAGCTGTTTTTACACGCTCTTTTAATGGTATATCTTCTAAACTAGTAGTAATATCTAAAAAAGGTATTTCATTTTTAATACACATTAATTTTAGAAGATTCACTATTTTTCTATTAAATACCCCTTCAAATAATTGCCTGCCATCTTCCCAAATTGGCGAACGTTTCCCAGCTGTTTGGTATTTACCGTCTATTACACCTCCATGACCAGCATCAAATATAATTGTTTTCATAATATTTATTTTTTAGTTAATTCCCACGGTTTAAGGTTAGGGTGTTTACTTTTCCATGCTTTCCAATCTGTTCTATCTTTAAAAACATAATCAGTTTTTGGCTCTTTGTGTTGTAGTCCTAATGCAAAGACTACTACTAAAGAAGATGCTAATATTAGTGTTTTCATATATTACTAAGTATTAAAATTAAACAAGTAACAAATGCAATAACTCCTGTAAATATAACAATATTAAATTGTACTTCAGGATCTTTTAAATATTTTTTCATAATTCTTTAATTTAAATTAAGTTCAACTGCTATTAGGTCGCCATGCCTAAAACTACTATCGAGTAAGAAAATTCACAACTAAAAAACGTATTAGCAATAAAAACTCAATATAGTTACTCCAACGGTTAGCAGTCGAACATTAAAACGTTCGATAACAGCCACTAAGTTGCATTAAAACGCAACCTAGTTTGGTGTTATGTACAATATAGGCTTAGTTCAGTTCTTTTAATTAAGTTTAGTGCTTAACCCAAAAAAAGAAAAAGCCCACGCTTCTAAAAAAGTTTTAATTGTTGTTTGTACTTGTCAAATGCTTGTACTCCATTATCAAAGTAAGTTCCATCTA